AACCTCTTAATTTAAGGAAATATTATGGCTCTCCCTAATGGTGGTGGTGGTTACCAAGTTGGTGCAGGTAACCGTCAGGAAACAATCCTCAGTGCTATGGCTGTCCCCCAGACGGCCACGGCAACTGCAACTCTTACCGCAGCTCAGATCGTTAACCAGATGCTGGTTGCTAACCCTGGCACTTCGGCAGCAACGTACACGTTGCCGCTAGGCACGGCGATTGATACCGCTGTTCCTAACGCCACGGTCGGCAGCACGTTTGACTTGGCAATCGTAAACATCGGAACCAGCTCTGGCGCGGTGACTTTGGCTGTTAACACTGGCGTGACCGATGGCGGCAACGCTCTAACGGCGGTTGCTGTTACCACCAGCCAGATGTTCCGCTTCCGTAAAACTGGTGACGGCACTTACGTAGTGTATCGTCTGGCCTAAGACTAAGGGGGAGGGCCACAAGCTCTCCCCTTTTTTAAGGAAATTACTATGCCTAATACGCAAGCAATTGGGGTCGCGTATTCCGATCCTGAATTTACGACAGTTTACGCAAGCCAAGAGATTGGTTACAGCGCAGCGGCTCAAGGCACTGTGACGCAAGCAACGGACAAGTCAACAGCGGTAACGCTGAACAAGTCTGCTGGTCGCATCACAATGAACAACGCGGCCTTGGCTGGATCTACTGCGGTTTCGTTTACGCTTAACAACAGCACTATTTCCACCAATGACACGATCATTGTGTGTGTTTCTAGTGTTACTACTGGCAGTACCGCTGGGGCGTATACCAGTTACGTTTCTAATATGTCTTCTGGTTCTGCCTCAATTACGTTGCGTAATTTGAGTGCAACTTCATATTCTGAAGCTGTTATTATCAACTTCGCAATCATCCACAGCGCAAGCTAACAGGCGGGGCTTCGGCCCCTCCTATTGAGGTTTACGATGGCAACATATTCGGCTGGCGATCAGATCAACCGCGCCTTGCGTCTGTTGGGTGTCCTAGCAGAAGGTGAAACCACTTCGGCGTCAGTGTCGCAAGACTCACTGATGGCGATGAATCAAATGATTGACAGTTGGAACACCGAACGGTTGTCGGTGTTCTCAACCATAGACCAGATCGTTAATTGGCCTGTTGGCGCAATCAACGCCACGCTTGGCCCTTCAGGCTCTTTGGTACGTCTAAACGGTACTGCGGTTCGCCCCATTCTAATTGACGACGCGACGTATTTTCGTGACCCGCAGACGAATGTGTCTTACGGGATCAAACTGATCAACCAACAGCAATATGATGGTATTGCGGTTAAGACCGTAACGTCTACTTACCCGCAGGTCATGTTTGTAAACATGACCTACCCAGATATTGACATTTATATCTACCCCAAGCCAACTCGCCTGTTGGAATTTCACTTCATCAGCGTTGAGGAGTTGACGCAACCGGCAACGCTATCAACCACGTTGGCTTTCCCCCCAGGTTACCTACGGGCGTTTACTTACAACTTGGCGATGGAGATCGCGCCGGAGTTTGGTGTTGAACCATCGCCGCAGGTGCAGCGTATTGCCATGACCAGCAAGCGCAACCTCAAGCGCATCAACAACCCTGACGATGTAATGTCGATGCCTTACGCAATTGTTGCAACGCGACAGCGGTTCAACGTCTACGCAGGAAACTATTAAAATGGCTACTATTGCAATCACAGCACTCCCAGCAGCCACAGCTGCGGCTACAACCGATGTTTTGCCGATTGTCCAAAGCGGCACAACCAAACAAGTAACCAACGCGCTGTTGTTTACCAATTCAACATTGGTTGCACCTGCGCTTGGTACTGTTGCAAGCGGAAATATTAGCGCTTGTACAAGTACAGGCATGGTGTTGACCACGCCGGTAATTGGCGCGGCCACCGGCACTAGCCTGACCGTCACCGGCGCTATTGTGTCCACCGGTACGGCTGGTGTGGGCTATGCCACAGGCGCAGGCGGCACAGTCACCCAAGCTACAAGCCGAACCACAGGCGTGACGCTAAACAAAACCACTGGTGCAATCACTCTATTCAGCGCGGCGGGCTCGGCAACAGCAGCAACTTTTACCGTGACTAATAGCACCGTGGCGGCAACTGACGTAATCATCTTGAATCAAAAATCAGGTACTGACCTGTACGACTTGATGGTCACTGCGGTGGCGGCGGGTAGTTTTAACATCACGTTCCGCACCACTGGCGGCACGACAACCGAGCAGCCCGTGTTCAACTTTGCAGTTATTAAAGCAGTTGCTGCTTAATGAAAACGCCCATCCTTGGTTCAACCTATGTGGCCCGCAGCGTTAATGCTGCGGACGCCCGTATGGTCAATTTGTTTCCGGAAATTGTGCCGGAAGCAGGTAAGGAACCTGCATTCTTAAACAGAGCGCCAGGACTAGAACTGCTGGCAACAATCGGTAGCGGGCCGATCCGAGGGGTGTGGGCGTTCTCGCCGCAAGACGGCGTTGCATTTGTGGTGTCTGGTACAGAGTTGTACAAGATTAACAATTCCTACACCGCAACGCTTTTGGGGACCGTAGCTGGATCTGGCCCAGTCAGTATGTCTGACAATGGTACGCAGCTATTTATCGCGGCCAATGGTCCCAGTTACATTTACAACAACACCACAAACGCATTTGGTCAGATTACCGATTCTGATTTTCCCGGCGCTGTAACCGTCTGCTATCTGGACGGCTACTTTGTGTTCAACGAGCCAAATAGCCAGAAGTTATGGGTGACTGCGCTGTTAGACGGTACGTCTATTGACCCGTTGGAGTTTGCCAGTACCGAAGGCTCACCAGATGGATTGGTTGCAGTAGCAGCAAACTTTCGCGAGGTCTGGGCGTTTGGTACTAACTCAATTGAAGTCTGGTACGACTCAGGCGCAACCGATTACCCTTTGCAACGCATCCAAGGCGCATTTAACGAACTGGGTTGTGCCGCGCCGTATTCTGTTGCCAAGATGGATAACGGGATGTTCTGGCTTGGGCGCGACCGTCGCGGGCAGGGCATGGTCTACCGTGCTAACGGCTACACCGGCCAGCGGATCTCAACCCATGCGGTTGAGTGGCAGATCCAGCAATACAGCGACATCTCTGACGCGATTGCCTACACGTATCAGCAAGACGGTCATTCTTTTTATGTGTTGACGTTTCCAACCGGCAACGCTACGTGGGTGTACGACGCGGCGACGGGAGCTTGGCACGAACGGGCTGGTTGGGTAAACGGTGACTTTACCCGTCATCGCAGCAACTGCCAGATGGCGTTCAACAATAAGATTGTTGTTGGCGATTTTGAAAACGGCAACATTTACGCTTTTGATCTAGATGTGTACGCCGACAACGGCGCCATTCAAAAGTGGCTGCGCTCTTGGCGGGCTTTGCCAACTGGTCAGAATAACCTAAAACGTACAGCGCACCATAGCCTACAACTTGATTGCGAGTCTGGCGTAGGACTAAATCTATACCCCGGATATGACAGTGAAAATATAGACACTGAATCTGGGTTAAATCTTGTGGCTGAATATGTGCAAACATTTTTAGTTACTCAATCAGGCGTTACATTGACCACCGAAGCAGGGGATGGTTTTGAACCTCTTGGGCAATACGAATTATCAGATACTGACATTACGGGGTATGAAATTGTTACCAATTCATACCTTGCTACACCAGGTTACAACCCCGAAGTTATGCTGCGTTGGTCAGATGATGGGGGCCACACTTGGTCAAACGAGCACTGGTCGCCAGTTGGCAAAATCGGTGCTTATTATCATCGGGTGTTTTGGCGGCGGCTTGGGATGACCTTAAAACTGCGTGACCGAGTTTATGAAATCTCGGGCACCGATCCGGTTAAGACGGTCATTATGGGTGCAGAGTTAATTTTAAGCGGCACAAATGCCTAACGTGACGCCGATCACGCCGCCGCGTGTACCGCTGGTTGACCCGCGCACGGGGTACATTGACCGCGCTTGGTATCTGTTTTTTCTGTCGCTAAACAACGCGGCGGCTCAAGTCTATGACAATCCGGCAGTAGGGCCAGACGCGGTATCGTTGACTGCATCTTACGATGCCGCGCTTCAAGAGTTAACGCAAAATGTAGACACTCAACAATCGCCGGTGGCTTTGCTACCCCAGATTGCGGAGTTACAAAAACAGATTGATGGGTTGCAGGTTCAGCCGATTGTGGACGTTGGCGCTATCAACGCGGCTATTGCTGCTTTGTCCAGCGCACCAGTAACGTACACGGCAGACTTTTCGGTTGCGGCTACAGATGTATGGATCATCAACAACAAGTCTGGCTCGTCTTGCACCGCCACGCTGCCCGCCGCGTCTGGCTATTTAGGCCGAGTTTTGTATTTCCAGAACTACCAAGCGCAGACGCTGATCTCGGCGTCCAGCAACGTAGTGGCAATTGGTGGTGCTGCTGCTGGCACCTCAATCCTGTTGGCAAGCGCGGGCGACCAATCTACCTTGGTTTCTGATGGCACAAACTGGATAATGATGCAATATGTGCCTAACAATATTCTGCTTCTGGAGTAACTAATGGTTACCGTAAAAGTCCTAGTCCCCGCGAAATACGCGGAGGCCTCGCAAACAACGCAGTACACCGCGACTGGCGTTACCGCGATCATTGATAAGTTTACAGCGACCAACATCAGCGCTTCCGCTGCTACAATTTCCGTCAACTTGGTTACGGTAACCGGATCTGCCGGAAATACCAACTTGATCACCAAGACCAAGACGCTCGCCGCGTCTGAGGTCTATACGTTCCCAGAGTTGGTCGGTCAAGTTTTAGGAGTTGGCGACTTTATCAGTACAATTGCAGGTACGGCCAGCGCGATCAATATCCGGGTTTCTGGGCGGGAGGTAACATAATGGGCTGGGGTCAACTTTTAGGTGCGGCAGCGGGTTATCTTCTTGCTCCTGCAACCGGCGGCGCAAGTCTGGCGCTAACGGCTGCTGGCCTTGGCGCAGGTTTAGGCGGTGCTGCTGAAGAAGCCTTGGGCGGCGGCGCAACTGGCGCGGCTAATAAAGCTGCGGAAACTGCAAACGCTGCTGCGGATCGTCAACTGGCGCTACAGCGGCAGATGTACGAAGAAGGCATTGCGCGGCAAAAGCCTTTTTATGAAGCGGGCGTCAATGCGCTACCGGGGTATTTGTCTGGCATCCAGCAGGGCGGCGAACTGGTTCGCGGCTTTACACCCGCAGATTATCAAGCTGATCCTGGCTATGCTTTTCGGTTGTCCGAAGGCATGAAAGCGTTAGATCGTACTGCTGCGGCTCGCGGTGGTTTGCTATCTGGCGCTACCCTCAAAGGAGCGCAACGCTACGGTCAAGATCTTGCTTCGCAAGAATACCAGAACGCTTACAACCGATTCCGCGACACGCAAGGCTTGCAACGTAACGCGCTTGCGGGCGTTGTTGGGTATGGCCCTTCATCAGCTAATGTTATGACAGGCGCGGGTTCAAATTACGCGACTAATGCTGGCAACGTAATAGCGGGTCAAGGCGAAACAACAGCTAACGCTTTGCTGTACGGTCAACGCGCTAGAGAATCGGCTTACGGTCAAGCGGGTAGTTTGTTGGGTAAATATCTTGGCGGCGGTGGTAGTAATTTTGGTAGTTCTTCCGCATCACCTACAGTCGGGTATCAAGACCCGTATGCACGATTCCGCTACGGTGATTTTACTTAAGGTCTAACCATGCCAGTTAACTTTAATCTCCTAGCTCGTCAAGGCCCAGCCAATTTTGCCGAAGGGTTGATGCAGGGTCAAGAAGCGGCTATGCAAAATGCGCTTGTGCAACAGAAGATGGCGCAAGATCAAGAAACGAACGCGCTGAATCGGCAAAAAGCACAGATTGAAATGGAGTCTGCTCGACTTGGGCAGGAAACTGCCCGACTTGGGCAGGAGCGCACTCGCGGTTTGATGGCTGCATCGGATGAAGACCGAACTCGCGCTCGCCGCGCTGAACGAGCTAGTATGTTCCGCGAACGGCTATTGCGTGCTCGTACTCCAGAAGCGGCGCGCGAAATTGTAAGAATGCAGTATGCTGACCCTGAGCTTGGCCCTGTGTTTTCGCAATTTGGAACGCTTGAAAACGCGCAAGCCGAAGTGCCTGATGACCCCGAGCAGTTTAAAGACTACTTGAAAAGAGAAGGGTTGGACGCGGCTGAGTATATAAAATCGCAACTACCCAAAGTGGTTGGTAATGCGATCTATCTGCCTGACCAAGGTCGGTTTGCTACGGCTCCTGTGCCAACAAAAGAAGCGGTTAAACCAGCCGAGATTGCGTTAATGGAATCTTTAGGGTTAGCGCCAACCCTTGAAAATCTTGCCGAACTTAAAAAAGCACAAACGGCGCCTCCTGTTCCGCGCGCTCTTGGCGCGCCTGTTGCGGTGATTGGCCCTGGCGGTCGGCCGGTGTATGTAACTCCAGAGCAAGCGATCAATCAAACACCCGCGCGCTTTGCTGCGACGGGTGGTGGTGGAGGCGGTGGGTCAGGAGCAAAGGCAGAACCTACCGCAAAACCATTGACTGAACTTCAACAACTTAAACTACAAAGAGACGCGGCAAATGATCGTGCTAGTGTAGATAACTCTAAAACTACAGCAAATGAATTAGAAATGTTAGCCGATCAATTGGTTGGCAGCCCTGAAAAAAAGATACCGCCTCATCCGGGTCTGTCTAGAATTACAGGGTTGATGTCTAAAATTCCTAACGCTCCTGAAAGCAACGCCGCTAAAGCTCAACAAAAACTGGAGACTTTCAAAGGAAAGATCAAGACGTTTGGCCGTCAGCTTGCTTCTCAAGAAGGAAAACTTGGAAACATGGCGGTTCAAGAATGGAAATTTATTGCCGATTCTGTTGAAAGTATAGATCCTTACGCGGGTAATCTAAATGAACAGATGCGCGACGCAGTTCGTCAAGCCAAAAGTTTTGCCGACAGAATGCAGGAAAAATACGACTTGACGTATGAAGGGGTCAACGTATCTCCGCGCGGCGCAGCTAAATCTGCTGGCGCGGGCGCAGCAGAAAGTACACCAGCGGTCATTAAATCATTGGTTGACAAATACACCAAAGGTAAGTAATGGCTACCCTTGAACAACTTGGTAAGGCGTTAGTAAACGCTGACGCGGCGGGCGATGTTGAAGCGGCTAGAATGCTGGCCGCTGAAATTAAACGGGTTCAAGCAGAGCCTAAGTTTACCCCCCGCGAAACTAAGCCAGAACCATCTGCGCTTATGGCCCCGCTACAAGGGTTTAGCGCGGGTGTCGGCAACGTCATGTTTGGCGGTCAGAAACTGCTAGGTATGGGGCTGGAAAAAGTTGGCGCAACTGATACCGGACGTTTTCTTCAGGAAGACGCCGCGCGCCGTCAAGCCGCCGAAGCCGCCAAGTTAGCGCCATATAAAGAATCCAGCCCGTTTTTAACTGGGGCTGGACAGTTGGTCGGTGAAGTTTTACCGACGCTGCCGGTAGGCGGCGCGCTTGCTGCGCCGATCAGAGCAGTTGGTACTGCTGCACCGTCAGTAGCGCGCTTTACTGCTCCTTTGGCGGCTGCCGTAGAGAGCAGCGGGTTTACTCGTCAACCTACAAATATGCTGGCGCGGACTGCCGGTGGCGGTATTACAGGCGGCGCAAGCGCAGCGTTGATCAATCCAGAAGATGCTGCGACGGGCGCGGCGATTGGTATGGCGTTGCCTGGTTTAGGTAAGTACATTTGTGTACCGGCTACAGGCAAAGTCATCGACGCGGTGACGGGTCAACTGGCGCCCCTTCGCGCGGCGCGTATTGTTCGTGAAGCTGCCGGTAAAG